ATTTAATTATTACAACACCATTTCCACCGTCACCTCCATCTCCATATAAGGTACCGGAAATACCTGCACCTCCTCCACCTCCTCCACCTAAATTATCAGTTCCATCTACTCCGTTATAAGAACTTTTCTCACTTGAATCATCCGTTCCCGTGGGGTTGAATCCTGCTCTACCGCCACCGCCATCACCACCTGCAGCAACAACTCCTGCATTATTGCCAGGGGTATCTTCACCACCACCGCCTCCACCACCATAAGTAACAGCACTTAAAGTAATATCTGCGGTGTACCCATGACCTCCTTTTGCAGAGGTGTTATCTCCTGTGTCTGAACCATTTCCTCCTACTTGACCAGCTCCTCCTCCTCCTGAAGCTCCAGCAGTTCCAGAATTAGCAGCAGGAGTACCTGCATCCTTACCATGACCAACTACAATGTTACTTCTATTGGAATCTTGTGTAGTTTGATTTGTAGTTCCTTTAGTTGTAGCCCCATAACCTGCAGTTTCTGGCCCTGCACCGCCTCCACAACCTCCATTATTTCCTGATTGACCCGTATATCCTCTACCTCCTGCACCACCTCCTTTTGCTACGACTACTGCAGGAAAACCAGATTTTGTAAAAGAAGAATCTCCACCGTTAAATTTATCAGCTGCATTAGTACCACCTGCACCTCCTAAACCGACAGTTACTGTGTACGTTTCTCCTGCGGTAACTTGTAGTGTATTTCCTGCTGAATAAAAAACAACACCTCCACCACCACCTCCAGCACCTCGTACACCTCCACCGCCACCTCCACCACCTACCATCAATAATTCAATTGTTGATACGTCTGAAGGAACAGTAAATGAACCACTAGAATCAAAAGTTCGTACAACAGTTTGTGGTTCTCCTGTTGTAAAATTAGTCATTAAAAGTTGGTGACTTCCAATCATTGTTTATAATCCTTACGAAATATTACCTGTGAGTACAGCTAAATCTGCTGTGTAAGTAAACATAATACTAGCAACTCCGTTTGCATCTAATGTGTGCAAAGCAGTTGCTGCTAAATCTCCTGCCTTAACTGCATTAACAGCAGTACAAGCTAAACTAGCAGTACAACCGTTTACAGATACAACTGAAATTATATCGCCTACACCAAATACTCCAGTAGGAACAGTTACAATTGCATTAGAGGTATTTATAGTTACTTGATTACCTGCGTCTCCGATAGCTAAAGTATAGTTACCAGATAAGTTTTGGCTTACAGGTATGTCTCTTAAATCACCGTCTTGGTCTGATACTGTAGAAGCCCCTGTAATAGCTCCACCTGCACCTAATGTTCCTGCAGCACTAACTTTAACAGCAGTATCAATAGTAGCTCCATTTATTGTAGGACTAGTTAAAGTTTTGTTTGTAAGAGTTGCTGTACCTACTTCAGATACTAATGTAGAATTAGCACCTTTAGGTAGAAGCATTTCATTAGTAATACTCTCACTATGAGGTTGAGCCATTACTTTTTGACCATGTGAGTTATCTCTACAATTAAGTTGTATTTGTCCGTCTGTAGAGCCACCACCTTTTATTTCAAATATTTTAGTGGCTGGGTCTGCTACTAAGTTGCCTGATGTGTTTGTTAAGTCTGCGTTTAAATTTAGCGAACCTGGGTTAGTACCTACCTCTACAATGACATTACTACTATTTTTTGTATAGAGTCTTTTATCAGCAGTATTAACTGCTAACTCTGCACCTCCTGTAGCACTTGTAATATCAGCAGTAGCTGGTACTCCTGATGAATCTTTTTTCTTGGTTAAAATGGTTGTCATGAGTAAGTACCCCCTTCAATTGTACTCGATACTGTTAAAACTGTGCTTCCTCCATCTTGTAGCACTCCTGTAAAATTAGCCGTAGCTGCGTCTAAAAATGCTATATCAGCATCATAACCTTGAACTGATACACCTATCATTGATTGTGTTAGAACATTACTAGCACTATGTTGTAATACTCCAGTAAAGTTAGCAGTAGCATCAGAGTAACTTACTCCTCCACCTCCTGTAACTCCAGCAGAAGCTACTGATACACCAATATCAGCACTTGTTAATACGTTACTACCACTTTCTTGTAATATACCTGTAAAGTTTGCTGTAGCATCAGAATAGCTAATAGTAGATTGTGCTGTGACAAATTCTACATCAGTTTCGCCAGCATTTACCGCAAGTACAAAAGTAGCATTTCCTGAAAAAGCAGGTAAAAGGGATACTCTAGCAGAAGCTACAGTAGTCGCACTTGTTCCACCTTCACTAATTGCTAATGGTAACTGTTCAAAAGTAGCAGTACCAGCACCGCCTGTACCTCTAAAAAAAGCCATAATTATTCCTTAACAAAAAAACCCTCCGAAGAGGGTTATCATGTTTACCAATTTGGTCTGCCCACAAGGGCTGTGTATTGGGCAGTAGCTAGATCTAACGCACCACCTGTATTATTATTTAATTGAAAAGTTACTTGATTTGCTGCTGTAACATTAGCTGTTAAATCTAAATCCGCTACGTCTACACTAGCAGCTACTCCTAAAACCATATCACCTAAAGTAACACCAGAAACAGTAATTGCTGTAACTTCTTCATTACCGTCTGCTATAGAACCAAAGTTGAATGTGTCTTTAATAGTCCATGTATCAGAGAAAGCTCCCTGAAACTGTCTATTCTGTCCTCTATTTACTGTAGCCATTATTCATCCTTATAAAGAAAAGGGTTGACCACTAGAGCCAACCCTATTATTAAAATTAAGCTGGAACAACGAGAGCAACAGCAGACTTATCTCTTAGCTCACCAGTACCATACAAGGTATCAGCAGTTAAGAGCGTACCTAAATGCTCTTGTTTATATTGTGTTTGAACACGAACACCTAGTTGCTCAACCAATACTCCAAACTCAGGATGGAACAATAAACATACTCTAGCACCGCCAGAACCAGAAGTGGTGTCTACGTTGGTAGATACAAACACCTTAATACCGTATATATCACCAATCTGACCATTTCTAATTGTGTTAGCATTACCAGCTTCACCTGTAAACGCTTGCTCTGTGAATCGTGATAGACCCATCATTACATTACGAGCTACAGGAGGTATAACAAAGTTACGATTATCCATAGGAACATCTTGATCATCAAGACGCTGGATAGCTCTTCTAAATCCTGCATCAGTAATAGCACTTTCGTTATTACTACCTGCGACATAGAATGTAGAACCGTCACCAGCTATATACCCTTTATCATAAGCAGCACTACCACCTCCAGACTGTGACTGTCTGCCTAGAGAAAGTACGTCTGTATCTACTCTAGTAGCTAACGCATAACCAGCATCATCTGTATAAAAACGTCTTAGTGAAGTCAATGCTTGTACTTCTGCAAAATCTTCAATCAAACGACTATACTCATAGTGTTGGTTAATTGTTACAGTCTTTTCTGTACCAGACTCTTGAATCAAAGTTACCTCTGTTTCAGCAGCCTTGGTTGAAGCTGAACCTCTTGCTGGGGCTGGGAAGTGAACTACGTCACCCTTCTTGCCCTTCATGTTCATTGTTTTAATTAAATTAGCAGCTACAAGATTCTTCTTGTAACCAGCGATTATTTCATCCGACCAAACCTCAGGTATAAAACCTGCGGTATTGACTTCTGATTGCACTACATGATTAGTACCTAAACCCATTTCTAAATTCCTTTTCTAAAATATCACCCTCTTACTCTTCCCTCTTCATACGCTTTTACTATCTCAGGGTACAAAGATTCGTATTTTGCAGGGTCACTGTTAATAAGTTTTTGTATGTCAGAACGTCTAAAGATTTTCTTAGATGGTGCTTCTCCACTACCGCTTGCTACAGTTGTAGTAGCACTTTTGATGTCTTGTGATCTAGCCTGTTTTTCCATTTCTACAGTTTTACCGCCTAGTTGTTTCTTTTCTTTCCATGTAGAAATAAGCTCATCAGCAGCATCATAATCATACCTACGATCAGCTCTGGCAAATAATTCTGCTCTTACTTTAGAATTACCTATCCAGTCTTGAAACCCTTGATCTTTTACTACGTCTGTAAAGTCTGGATGTTTTTCTTTCAATGATGAAAGAGCTTTAGACCTTTGCATTTCTTGGGTTAGCTGTTCTGCTTGTCTAATCTTAGGATGATTTTGTATTGCGTTGTCTACAGCCTGTTTAGGGTTAGTAAAAAAATCATCATCACTAGTTTCTTTAACTTCTGTTTGCTTTGCTTGCGGTTGACTTTGAACATAAGAATTAGCAACCCTACGAAGTTCTCCTAACTCTGTACCTTGTCTGCCTATTAACTTCTCAGCTTCCTGGTGCATAGCTATGACATCTTGAAGACTTTTCTCCTTATACTTATCAGGAATATCTTGTTTAACTTCTTCAGCTTTTACTTCTTCTTGCTGTGGTTCTTCTTTCTTATCTTCTACTTCTTCTACAAACTCAGCCACTATACTCTCCTGTGTCAGTTGACATTTTAGGAAAGACACTTTAAATGGGGGTCTTACCTTATCCCATACTACTATACTCTTGACCTATGCCCATCTTTCTTTCATACTTCATGTGACTTTCTCTGCGTCTAACCCATGCGTCAGAAGCAGTAGGAAAATCACCTGAACAACCATCTAGGTCTATTCTTGGTTTACTGATTATGCGTGTAGCTTCAGAACCGCAAATAGGGCATTTAGTTGTTTTTAACGAGTCATCAATGTATTGTTCAAATATATTAGAGCAATTATTACATTGAAACTCAAATATTCTTCTAGTCATTATGTATTTGTATAACTTTGTTCTTCTTCTGCACACAAATCTTCATATACTTTTTCAGACATATCCTTTAGTCCTAACATATACTTTAGTATATCTACTTGTCCTTTAGCAAAATGAAACTCTTCATTTGTTTCACAGTTCTGAACGCTGTTGTATTCATCATACATCTTTTGTATATCTTCCATAAAGTCTTTCCAACCCTTAGAAGACATCATTGCAAAACGGTTATCATAGTAATCTAATAATTTTTTATCCATTGGCACGTTTTTTGCTTTATTAATGCGTGATTATAGCACATTTTTTTATAAATGTCAAGTATTTCTTGACGCTTGTAGTTGTAATTCTGCAATTCGTGCTTTTGTATCAATATCTTTCTCTTTTAGAGCCACATTAGCTAGTTTTATACGTCTTTCAAACTCTTTTGTTGGGTCATCAGCATCTCCTAAGTACTTAGAAGCACTGGCAGCTATCTTAGCCTGTGTTTCAGCAGGTTTTAACTGCGTTTCTACCGCTTCTCCTTGTGCTTTTGCTTGTTTTAGCTGTACATCAGCTTGTAAATCTGCTAATTCTAGCTGTGCTTTCTGTAATTGTAGCTGTACAGCAGCTTGTTGTGACTGTGCTTCCTGTGGATTAGGTTGCATCATTTCCTGTAATTGCTGTATTAGCTGTTCTCTGTTGTTCAAACTAGAGTTTTCTATGATTGCAGACAGAACTAAAGGTACGATTGGTGACTCTGCACCTAGTGTTTTCAGTAAATTCATAAACTGCATCTGCTCATGCTCTCTAGCTATGATACCTAAATTACTAGAAGGAACAAATATAAAGTCTTGTGCAGGATATCTCTCTGGGTCAAACTGCATAAACCTGTGTGCAGACTTAGTTACAAAAGGTATCAAGAATTGTTCTTGAAAGTTTATCAGTGTTCTCTTGTTTTTCTTTATGATTGATGATAGTGCTACAGATAAACCAGCCCCTTCTGCTGTAGTCATAGCTTGTAGTGATGAGCTATCTATTGTTCCTGTAGCCATAAGTAGCATATTCATAAAAGAAGTAGCAGTATTAATATTAGAACCATCGACTGAACCTATCTTAAAAGGATAAAGAATCTCTGCTGGGTTACCATTCGTAAGAATAGTCTTACCAGGTTTTACCTCAAACCTAGCACCTCTAGGTAATCTGGTAGCATCCATAGCCATCATTGGTACTGTAGCTAGTGCTACGCTGTCAAGGTGTGATCGTACCTGAGCATCAATAGCCTTTTGCATATTGTAGCCCTTCTCAGCAATACCACGACCCCAGAAACGATTAGGAACACTATCATTCTGAAAAGAAACGATAGGTCTATCTTTCATCATGTATGGTGACTCTTCCGCTTTGAGTAAATACTGGTCATTTGCTATAACTACAATACCTTCTACTAGGTCACTATAGTCTGCTGCCTGAGTACCATACTCATCTGCTTGCTTGTTAAATACTTCTTCAAACTTCTCTGAGTCATCTTGATTATCCAACATATACTTTGGTATAAGTCCATAATATCTTAGAATCTTGACTCTGTTTTCCTGATAGTCAGATACTTCTTGTGATGGCTCTAAATCAGTCTCTATAGCATACTGAGATAGGTCTGAAACCGTCTCATAGACTCCTGACTCCATTGCTGACACTACAGAATGGATAGATACCAGTTCTTCAATAGCACAGCCTAGAGCCTCCTGTACGTTGCTTGCAGAGGGGTCTATTAAGAAGTTGTATGGTGTGATTGGTTTTAGTCCTACACAGAACCTTGTTTTCTCCTGCACACCTACTGCTGTAATACCCATCTCTATTACTGGCTGCATAGCTGGTACTAGCTCTTTCTTCTCGTATACGATGATCTCACCAATACCGTTACCATAGATTGCAGATAACAAAATAATGTCAGATACTGCTTTTCTTACGTTACCTTTCTTGAAGTCCTCAAGCATCTGATTACGAATTAACTGAATATCAACTTTCTGTGGGTCTATCAGATTATCCGTAATATCAAAGAACTTTTCACCTCTACCAAACACAGCCTCTTCTATCTCTGCTGTGTGGGACTCTATTGCTTGTTGCAGTGCAGGAGTGATAATTCTAGCTCTTTCAGAATCTCTGGTTTTATCCGCAGCATCAAAGATGCCTCTAAAGAGTCTTTCATACTCTTGCCACTTGTCAAGATAGTTTGTATCTCTGTGTACCTTCCATTGGTCACATTGACCTAGTACCCATGATACTAAAGGATTTACTGTGTAACTTTCATTATTCATATTGTTTTCCTAGGGTGGTAGACATAACGGTATACTACTCTGTAGTTGATTCTGTGAGCGGATTGCTCAGTATATCTTCTATTTTTTCTTCTATATATTTTTTTAATTTTGATTTTTCTTTAGGAGGAGGTTTTTGTGCTGTAAAAGGGGGTAAATCTTTTGCATCTAGTCTATCTGTTCTTAAACCTGTCACAGCTTTATAAACTTCAATATATTCAGGATTATCATTAAATATAATTTTTCTTACAATAGGGTCTTTTGTTATATCTATGTTGTTTATTGTTTCAATAGCAGATAAGTCTGCGATAGCCTCACTAAAATTACCTACATCAAAATAATCTTTTAAACCTTTTCCTATATATGTAGGGTCATAATCATATTTTTCTTGTATATATTTTTTTAAACCACCTTTTCCATAATTATTTTTTTCATCCCTTTTTGTTAAACTATCTGTAAAATTTTTATTAACTCCTAGTTTTTCTAATTCTTTTTTTACTAACCTAGCTTTTTCTTTTGTAAGAACATCACTATAAATTAAATTAGCCATGTGATTTACATTTTGTATAGCTCCTGGTCTACTGTATCCAAAAACATCTTGAAAATTTTTTACTGCTAAAGATGCTTGAGGTAAATTTCCCTCTCTTTGTTTTTCTCTTACAGTTTCAGGAGTATCTTCTTCAGTTATACTACCTTGAAAATATCTTTTTCCTTTAGCTCCTCTTATATGTTCTAATTCATGGAATAAAGTTTCTTTTTGATCTTTTCTACTTAAATTAAAAAAAGGGTCTGTTAAATATATATTTTTTGGTTCTTTAGCCATTCTAGGGTACATATTAACAAAACCATAAGCATTACTACTAGGAGAATATCTAATATCTAGTTCTGGGTTATCTATTCTTGGGTCAAAAGTATTTTCTGATAACATTCCAAAAAGAGTATCTTTAGTTGTTTGTTGTTTTTTATCTAACTTAGCCATCTTAATATCCTGTTACTGTGTCTAGTGGTTCGTATTCTTCTTCTTCATAATACACGTTGTATTCTGGTATCTGTACTTGTTCTATGTATGATAGTGCATCTATTAAATCATCATGTACCTGTGGGTTGGGAAACTGAAGCAACTGATCTAAGAACTCACTATTCCATGAGCCTTTGTTCAGAGTTATCTTACCATGCTCAAACCTACCCTGTAGTGACCATGTAATCCTATCAATCTTTTTCTTGTTTCCATGAGTTACATCTTCTACTCTGAAGTATGTGTTGTATTGACGCATCATATCTGACAAGTAACCCATTACTGCATTTTTACCAATACCTTTTTCTATTCCTACACACAGAGGTTGAAAGTCTGTTACTGCTTGAAATATCTTAGAAGCAGTCTTCTTGATATCCCAACGACCATGTTCTATACTACGAACCCACCATCTGTCTTCATCTACTTTTACTATTGCTATAGCGGTTTGGTCTAGTCTTTTCTTTCTAGCAGTGTTAGCATGAGCTACGTCAGAGAATCCTGCAATATCACAGGCTATGTACCATCTACCTCTTTCTGGTTCTTCTTCATTATACTGTATCCAGTCTTCTTTAAATAAACCACCACTAGCAGCCTCAAAAGAAGCCATAAACTCTTGTCTGAAAGCAAAACTAGACATAGACTTTCTAGCTGCTTCTATCTCTTTAGGGTCTAATAAATCATTATCAAATGAGTTAAAATGCCATGCTTTGAACTCTTCATCTCCGCTATCATTAGCATAGTTGTATAAATCAAAGAAATGATTTCTACCATAAGGAGTACCTATAAACAA